GTTCATGCTGTCGGCCCGGGGCCGCACCCAGCGGCAGTGGGAGGCCATCAAGACCCGGTCCCTCGGCCGCACCTGGACCGCCCTGTACCAGGGCAGGCCCTCCCCCGATATCGGCGGTCTGTTCCCCGCCGACGAGGACTGGGCCCGCTACGACCAGCCGCTGTGGGTCGAACGCCCCGACGGCTCGAAGGTCATCCCCGATGGGCATCGGGACGACGTCGAACTCGCCCAGTCCTGGGACATGGCCTTCAAGGACACCAAGGGCAGCGACTACGTCGTCGGACAGGTGTGGATGCGCCGCGGCATCGACGCCTACCTCCTCGACCAGGTCCGCGACCGGCTGTCGTTCACCGGCACCTGCCAGGCGATGCGCACCCTGTCGGCCAGGTGGCCGCAGGCGATCGCGAAGTACGTGGAGGACAAGGCCAACGGCCCGGCTGTCATCAACGCGCTCGCCCGCACCGTCCCTGGGCTCATCGCCGTGCAGCCGGTCGGGTCGAAGTACGCGCGGGCCTCCGCGGTCTCGCCGCTGGTCACCTCGCAGAACGTGTTCCTCCCGGCGGTCGAGCTCGCCCCGTGGATCGCGGGCCTCACCGAGGAGTGCAGGGCGTTCCCGAACTCGACGTTCGACGACCAGGTCGATGCCCTGTCGCAGGGCGTGAACCAGCTCATCCTCATGCCGATGATCGACGGCGGGATCGTCGAGGACTCGGACTTCGACGACGACCTGGACGACTACGAGATCAGTCCCGTGTGACGAGAGGTGGCGGTCGGCGATGGCAGTCCTATCCCTCCGCGAGGCCACCGACCGGCTGCGTGAGACCTGGTACCGGGCCACCGGCCGCACCCAGCTCGCCGAGGAGCTGCGCGCCGAGCGCGCCCAGGCCGAGTACCTCGCCGAGTCCCTCGCGGACCTTGAGTCCCGCATGTACGAGCCCGGGTGGCAGCTGCTCACGGCCCGCGCGGACCAGGAGTTCACGAGGGACGGGCTGCGGCAGATCACCGCGGTGACGCGGGTGATGGCCGTCAAGAACCCGCTGATCAAGCGCGGGCTGGCGTTGCGGCAGGCCTACGTGTGGGGCCAGGGCGTGTCCATCACCGCCCGCGACGACGACGTCCAGGACGTGATCTCCGGGTTCCTCGACGACGAGTCGAACCAGCGGACGTTCAGCTCCGCGATCGCCCGGGAGGAGTTGGAGCGGGCGCTCGGGTCTGACGGCAACCTGTTCTTCGCCCTGTTCACGAGTCCGCGGTCGGGGCGGGTGCAGGTGCGGGTCATCCCCTGGGACGAGATCACCGATGTGATCACGAACCCGGAGGACGCCAGTGAGCCGTGGTTCTACCAGCGGGACTGGTGGGTCAACCGCCGCGACCCGATCTCCGGTGGGATCATCACCGAACGCCGGATCGCCTACTACCCGGCCCTGGGGTACCGGCCGAGGCAGCGGCCACCGCGGATCCGGGATGTCGGCACCGGCCAGCAGGGCCAGATCATGTGGGACGCGCCGACACTGCACGTCAAGGTCAACGGCCTGCTGCACTGGAAGTTCGGCGTCGGCGACGCCTACGCCGCGATCGACTGGGCCAACGCCTACCGAGAGTTCCTCACCGACTGGGCCCGCCTCGTCAAGTCCCTGTCCCGGTTCGCGTGGAGGCTCACGACCAGGGGCAGCAAGCAGGCCCAGGCGAAGACGCGGCTCGCGACCGCCCCCGCCACCGACCCCACCACGGGTGAGGCCCGCCGGGTCGGTGCCACCGCGCTGCTCACCCCCGAGATGGCCCTGGAGGCCATCCCGAAGTCCGGGGCGACCATCGACAGCGAGTCCGGGCGGCCCCTGGCAGCGATGGTCGCCACCGCCCTCGACGTGCCGGTGACAATGCTGCTCGGCGACCCCGGCACCACCGGGGCCCGCGCCACCGCCGAGACCCTCGACACCCCCACCGAGCGGGCCATGCAGCAGCGCCGCGGCGTGTGGGCCGGGGTCCTGCACCAGGTCCTCTCCCACGTCATCGCCGAGGCCGTCCGCGCCCCCGACGGCCCCCTCACCGGGACGATCACCGTCGACGAGACGGGCCGGCAGACCGTCACCCTCGACGGCGACGCCCCGGCCACGGTGGACATCGCCTGGCCGGACCTCGACGACGTCGACGTCGCCGTGATCGTGAAGGCCATCGTCGAAGCGGACGCCACCAGGCGCATCCCTCCGGAGGTCACCGCCCGGCTGCTGCTGGAGGCCCTCGGCGTGAAGGACGTCGACGGGATCCTCGCCAGGCTCGTCGACGAGCAGGGCAGGTGGATCGGACCCGACGGACCGGACTCCGCCGCGGCGCAGGCCGCGCTGGACGCGTTCCGCCGCGGCGAGGACCCGGCGGCCGTCATGAACGGCGGCCCCCGCCAGATCGAGGCCCCCCCGGTGAACCCCGAGGACGACGACGGGCCAGCTGGTGGCGATCAGGGCTGACACCCTGCGGCTCCTGGCCGAGATCCGGTCCCGCACCGACAGCCTCGCCGACGGCGTCACCCGCAGGCTGATCGCAGCGTGGGCCAGGGCACACGAGGAGATCACCGCCGAGCTGGTCGCGGCCGTCGACGACCTCGTGGTCACCGGCTCCGGGCAGTGGCCCACCTCAGGGCAGATCGCCCGCTCCGCCCGCGCGACCCGGGCCCTGGCCATCGCCTCCGAGTCACTGGAGCGGCTCGCGGACCTCGCCCGCGCCGAGGCCTCCGCTGCCGCGGCGCAGTCCGCGCAGGCCACCGCATCCGGGCAGGCCGGGGTCATCGCCTCCCAGTTCCCCGAGCAGGCCGGGGACCTGGCGACGTTGACCGCCAGGTTCCAGCGGGTCTCCGCCTCCGCGCTGGCCGAGATCGTGGCCCGCACCACCACGAGGATCACGTCGCTGACGAGGCCGCTGTCCGCGCAGGCCACCGAGGCGATGCGCCGGGAACTCGTCCGCGGCGTCGCCCTCGGGGACAACCCGCGGGTCGCGGCCCGGCAGATGGTCGAACGCGTCGCGGGCGCTTTCGACGGCGGGCTGACCAGGGCCTTGACCATCGCCCGCACCGAGATCCTCGACGCCTACCGCAACGCCGCCGCCGCAGGGCAGATCGCCAACGCCGAGGTCCTCGTCGGGTGGGTGTGGCTCGCCGAGCTCGGGGCCCGCACCTGCCCGGCGTGCTGGGCGATGCACGGCAGCCTGCACCCAGTCGACGAGCTCGGGCCGCTGGACCACCCGAACGGCAGATGCAGCAGGGCACCCAAAGTTCGATCTTGGCGGGACCTCGGGTTCGACGTCGACGAGCCCCCGGACCTGATCCCCGACGCCCGCACCCGGTTCACGGCCCTGCCCCGCGCCGCCCAGATGCAGATCATGGGCCCCGGTCGGATGGCGGCCCTGGACTCCGGCCAGGTCGCGTGGCCGGACCTCGCCCGACGCCAAGCGAACCCCGGGTGGCGTGACTCCTACACCCCGGCGCCCGTGTCCGCACTCACCTGACGGGAGCACGACTGTGACCAACACCCCGCTGACCGAGGCCGGTGCCCTCGTCGAAGCACCCCGCGGCACCACGGCACCGTCCGGGCGGCGGCAACGGATCCGGCTCATCACCCCCGGCTGGGGATCCAGCGGCTACTACCCGGCGCCGGTCCTGGAACAGGCCGCGACAGACCGGGTGTTCGCCGCCGGGACCCGCATGTTCCTCGACCACCCCCTCGACGAGGAGGTACTCGGCGGCCGCCCGGAACGCTCCCTACGGGACCTCGCCGCCGTGCTCGTCACGAACGCCACCTGGGACCCCGACGCCAAGGCCCTGTTCGCCGAGGCCCGCGTGTTCGAGCCGTTCCGGGCCGCGCTGGCCGAGCAGGCCCCGCACATCGGGGTGTCGATCCGCGCAGCCGGATCCGGGGAGTACGGGGAGGCCGAAGGCCGCAAGGGCCTGATCATCAACCGGATCGTGGCCGTGGAGTCCGTCGACTTCGTCACCGCCGCCGGCCGCGGCGGAGCGATCGTCAGCCTCCTGGAGTCCGCCCGGGCGCGGCCGACAACCCTCGCCGAGGCACGCAACGTCGGCGCGTGGCTGGAGGCCCGCCTCCACACCAGGTTCACCGAGATGGCCGACGACATGTACGGCGGGGGGCGCCTCACCCGCGAGGAACGCATCGGCCTGTCCTCCGCGATCAGCGACGCCCTCCAGTCGTTCGTCGCCAAGGTCGAGTCCGACCACCCGCAGCTGTACGAGCGGGACCTGTGGGACGAGCCCACACCCACCGACGCCGTCACCGCGGTGTCGGAGTCCGAGCCGGGGCGCCCGGCAACCAGCAGAGGAGCAGTGATGAGCGGAAGCTCGACCACTGGCCCGGGCACCAACGCGCCCGGTACCCAGCCCCCCACCCCCACGGAGCCGGCCGAGCTGGTCGAGGCCCGCAGGGACCTGACCGCCGTCCGGGAGGAGCTCGCCGAGGCGAGGCGGCAGCTCGCCACGATCGGCGAGAACGCGCAGCGCACCGCGACCGCGGAGCGGCAGCTGGCCGAGGCCCGGTCGGAGAACCGGAGGCTGCGGGGGGTCATCACCGCCCGCGCAGCCCTCGACAAGGCCCTCGCCGAGTCCGGTCTCCCCGAGGTCGCGTGGCCGCGGGTCACCGCGACGGTGGTCGGCACCGACGGCGCGGGGATCCCGCTGACCGAGGCCGGGGCCGTCGACGACGAGAAGCTCGGCGCCGCGATCACCGCGGCGATCGGCACCGAGAAGTCCTACATCGCCGGGCTCGCCGAGGCCGCCGGCACCGGTGTCCCCCGCGGTCTCGGCGCCTCTGGCGATGACACGGCCTTGTCGGAGGCCGACCTGGAGAAGGAACTCGCCGAGTCGTTCCGCGGCCTCGGCATGAGCGAGTCCGCGGCCACGGTCGCGGCGAAGGGACGCTGACCGATGGCCACGAACCGCAAGTACGAGAGCGGGAAGCAGCTCGCCGTGGCGTGCACCGCCCCGGCGACGCCGTCCTCCGGGGACCCGGTCCTGTTCGGGCAGCGGCCCGGGGTCGCTCTCACCGACGAGGACGCGGCCGGCCTGACCACCGTCCAGTTCGACGGCGTGTTCGACCTGTCCGTCCAGGCCGTCAACAACGGCGGCAACAGCGCCGTCGCGGCCGGCGACAAGATCTACTACGAGGCCGGGCAGACCCCGGTCCTCAACAAGGACAACGTCTCCGGGGTGTTCTTCGGCTACGCCAAGGAATCCATCCTGGCGGGCGCCACCGCCACCATCGAAGTCATCGTCGGCTACTGAGGGCCGGAAGGGACAACGAGACCATGACCACGACCCTCAAGGTGCTGCCCGACGAGGGCACCCGACCGGCCCAGAAGGCCAGCCCCTCGTGGCTGAACGAGGGCGCCGGCGCGGGGATCCGCGCGCTGCGGAACAAGCGCCGCAGCCTGGACCCGCACTACCAGCGGGACTTCCTGGAGGCGGTCCGCCTCTACGAGCGGGTGTGCTCCGGGGACTCCTACGCGGCGCTGCAGTTCCGGGAGGCCATGTCCACCTCGGACTTCCCGCTGCTGTTCGGCGACATCATCGACCGGCAGCTGCTCGGCGCCTACCAGGACTGGCCGGCGACCTGGTCGTCCTACGCCCGGCGCGGCACGGTCCGGGACTTCCGGCTGGTGTCCCGCTTCACCGTCGACGGCGGCGCGGCGACCCTCGACGAGGTCAAGGAACACTCCGAGTACCCCGAGGCCGCTCTCACCGAGGGCCGCTACCAGTACCGGGTCACCAAGCGCGGCAGGACGATCCCGCTGTCGTGGGAGACCCTCATCAACGACGACCTCGACGCGTTCCGGGAGATCCCGACCACCCTCGGGCGCGCCGGTCGGATGACCGAGGACAAGGTCGCGACCCAGCTGTACGTCGACGCCACGGGTCCGAACGCGACGTTCTTCTCGGTCGCGAACGCCAACATCGTCACCGGCAACCCGCCGCTGTCGATCACGGCGCTGCAGACGGCGTTCACGGTGCTCGCCTCACAGACCGACACCGACGGAAACCCGATCTTCATCGAGGCGGTGCGGCTCGTCGTGCCTCCGGCGCTGGAGGTCGTCGCCAACAACATCATCAACGCAACGGAGATCTTCGCTGCGACCGGCGGCGGGATCGTCCTCGGCAACGACCAGCTGCGGGTCGCGAACTGGATGCGGAACCGGGTCACCCCCGTCGTGAACCCGTGGCTGCCGATCATCGACCTCGTCACCGGGAACACCGCCTGGTACCTGTTCGCCTCCGCGGCGGCCGGGCGCCCGGCGCTGGAGGTCGGGTTCCTGCGCGGCAACGACACCCCGCAGGTGTTCGTGAAGGCCCCCGACCAGCTGCGCATCGGCGGCGGCATGGCCCCGGTCGAGGACGGCGACTTCGAGACCGACGCCATCCGCTACAAGGTCCGGCACGTCCTCGGCGGGACGCTCATGGACCCGAAGATGGCCGTCGCCTCCTCCGGTGACAGCGACGCCGGGTCCTGACCCGGCCGGCACCGCGACGTCCTCCCCGGCGACCGACCCCGCCGGGGAGGACCCACCCCTGATCGAACTGCGGGAACCACGGCCACCAGCCGTGAGACGAGGGGTGTGAGGTGGCGATCGACTACACCACCAGCCTCGGCCGGGTCCGGCTCCTCGCCGGCGACGTCGACGAGACGAACCTGCTCCTCACCGACGAACAGATCACCGCGCTGCTCGCCATGGACGCCGACGTGCGGCTCGCGGCGGCACAGGCCCTCGACATCATCGCCTCCTCCGAGGCCCTCGTCAGCAAGAAGATCCGCACCCAGGACCTGTCCACCGACGGCCCCGCTGTCGCGAAGGAACTCCGCGCGCAGGCCACCGAGCTGCGCCGGCAGGCCGCCGAAGGGGACGACACGACCGGCCTGGACATCGTCGACTTCGACCCGTGGGCCGGGACCCTCGGCTACGAATAGGGAGGGTCCGGTGCCGCTGCCGAACACCAGCGTCGTGCCCGCCGCGTGGTCGGCGCGGCACCGGCCCACCTCCGCCGCGGCGATGACCGCGACCGTCGCCGTGACCCGCCCCGTGCCCGGGGAGACCTACGACCCGGTCAGCGGCACCACCATCCCCGCCGCCGCGACCGCCGTGTGGTCCGGGCAGGCCAGGATCCAGGCCATCACCTCCGCTGCCCGCGTCCAGATCGTCGCCGGGCAGCTCACCGCCCCCCGCGCCTACTACGTCGGCCTGCCCCTGCCCGACTCCGAGATCGTCCGGGTCGGGGACCTCGTCGAGGTGACCGCCTGCGAGGCGGACGCTCTCATCGGCACCACGCTCACGGTCGCCGACGTGGCCGGCGCGTCCCTGGTGTGGCAGCGGGACCTGATCTGCACCGCCGACCTCGCCGCCGAACCGGAAACCGGCTCCTGACCCCTGGGGGTGGCCCATGGCGAGCGTGTGGTTCGAGGGCCTCGACCAGCTGAACACCCTCGCCGTCGACCTCGGGAAGGCCGGCCCGGTCACGGCGGTGAAGACTCAGCGTGCCCTCGACGCCGGCTCCGCCCGGATCCAGGGACTCGGGCAGACGTTCTGCCCGGTCGACACCGGGAACCTGCGCTCGAGCATCACCCGCACCGTGGGCGTGCTGGCCGCGGAGGTCGGACCCACCGCCAACTACGGCCTGTACGTGGAGGTCGGCACGTCGCGGATGGCGCCGCAGGCGTACATGGGACCGGCGTTCGACCAGGTCGCGCCCGACTTCTACGCCGCGGTCGCACAGGCCGCCGACCCGCTCGGTGGGGGGTGACCGGTGACGTACACGCCGCCGTCGGTGCGCGAGGCCACCGAAGCGCTGGTCGCCCTGCTCCGGCTGGACATCGACCCGCCGCTGTCCATCGACCCCACCGACACCACGGCCGGGGTGCACGACGGCCAGGCACCGGGCAGCCCGCCGAAGGACTCCCTCGGCGTGCACCCCTACGCAGTCGTCTACGCCGACCCCGGCGCCCCCGAGCCCCGGTTCACCGGCATCGAGGGTGCCCTGACCATCACCTGGCAGGTCACGTGCGTCGGCGGCACCCAGGAACGGTGCCTGGCCGCTGTCGACCGGGCCCGGGCCGCGCTCCACGGTGCCCGGGTCCGCGTCCCCGGAGGCCCGTCGTCCGGGACGCTCGCCCCGCCCCCCGGGTACACCCCGGGCCCGGTCCGCCGGGACCCGGAACGTACCCCTCAAGGCGCCGAGCAACCCAGGTTCTTCGTGCCGTTGCAGTACCGCGCCACGTTCGCAGCAGGAGCAGGAGGCAGCTGATGACCCGCATGTTCGTCCGGGTCCGGGACAAGGACACCGGGCACGAGTACGACGTCCGTGAGGACGCCGTACAGCCCTGCCACGAGGTCCTCGCCGACCGGGGTGTGGCGCCCCGGCCGCGCAGGGCCAAGCACCGGGTACTCCTCGGTGGCTTCGTCATCGCACCGACCGAGAACCAGGAGGGCTGATCCGTGACCGTCACGATCCCCGAGGGCGTCGTCTCCGACGGCGCGGTCAAGGTGGTGTGGGTGCCGACCCTCGCCGACCCGTCCGCGCCCACGCTCGCGGAGGTCACCGCCGGAACCGCACTGGACCTGTCCTGCTTCCTCACCTCCGACGGGCTCACCCCCGGCGGCGACGAGCAGGTCATCACCGACGAGCGGCTCTGCTCCAAGCAGACCTTCGAGCAGCCGGGCCGACACACCGACACCCTGTCGATCAAGTACGTGTACGACCAGCAGGCCGCGCCGGCCGCCGCGGACAACGAGGCATTCGAGACCCTCAAGCACCTGACCGAGGGCTACATCGTCGAGCGGTGGGGCGACGACTACGCAACGGCCTTCGCGGCCGGGGACGTCGTCGACGTCGTTCCCGTGACGTGCGGGAAGCAGATGAAGATGCCGCCGGAGGCCAACAGCAAGCTGAAGATCGAGCAGCGGATGTTCGTGCGCAACGCTGTGCAGCGCGACGTCGCGATCGTCACCGGGGCCAGCTGACCCGGGTGTCGGAGACCCGGTCGACGATCCCGGCATGACCAACCACACCCCCGCCGAGCCGTTCGACCTCTCCGCGTGGCTGGACGATGCCCAGCTGCCGCAGCGCGCTGTGCAGGTCGTCGGCCGCGCCGACCTCATCGCCACCTACCAGGAGCTGGACGCCCGCCTGGCCGCGGCCCGTGCCGTGGCCACCGGCGGGATGCTCGTGTCCCGCTCGGAGGAGCGTCGTCTCGCCGAGGAGATGACCGCCGTCAGGAGAGCGATCGAGGCCTCGACGATCGAGTTCCGGTTCCGTGCCCTGACGGGCGAGGAATGGGCGGAGATCAGCGACTCGGTCAAGAAGCCGGGCGAGGAGGGGAACACGGCGGCGTTTCCCGAGGCGGCGATCGCTGCGGCGTGTGTCTCCCACACGATGACTCGGGAGCAGTCGGCGCTGCTCCGCCGAAAGATCGGCGAGGGACAGTATCGGGCGTTGTGGGACGCGGTGAACGGGGCGACGAACGACCTCCAGGTGGAGATCCCTTTCTCGTTGGCGCACTCCGCGGCCCTGACGCGCACGGATACCTGACGGTCCTGCGGGCCGCCGCCCGCTGGGGCATGCCGCCGACGGTGCTGCTCTCACCCACCCGGCACCGGGCAGCACCTGCCGGGTGGGCGTGGACGGAGAAGGACACCCTCCTCGCCGCCGCGCTCATCCGCCACGAGGACTCCCTGTGCGCCGGCTGCGGGCAGCCGACCGAGGAGTCCATGGACCCCTCCTCCGACCCGGACGAACGCGACGGCGAGTTCGTGTACACCGTCGGCCCGCCGCACCGGTGCCACGCGTGTACCGCGATCGCCCGCGCCTCGAAGCCGTACCTGGAACCCGCCGGTAAGGACCAGGCCGCGGTCGAGGCACCGCAGGCCCTGCGCTGGCAGGTGCGGCGCCTCCCCAGACGGAAACGACGCACATGACGTAGGGGCGGGGGTGAGCAGCCCCCGTGATCGGCGCTGGGCAGATCCGTTCCGTCACCGTCGCGCTCAAGGCGAACATCGCCGGCTACACCGCGCCGATGGCCGCCGCTGGTGCCGCGACGAAGAAGTTCACCGCCGATGTCGCGGCCTCGACCAAGCAGGCCAGCGTCGCCACGCTCGACCACGCTGAGAAGAACCGGGCCGCGTGGGACGACCTCGGCCGCAACGTCGCCATCGGGTCCGTCGCGATCGCCGCCGCCGCCGGTCTCGCGATCAAGGGCTTCGCTGACTTCGACGCCCAGATGTCGAAGGTCGGTGCCGCTGCCGACGCCTCCGCCAGTGACATGGACAAGCTGCGGACCGCTGCCCTGCAGGCTGGCAAGGACACGAAGTTCTCCGCGACCCAGGCCGCCGAAGCCGAGGAGTCCCTGGTCAAGGCCGGGGTGTCCGTCATCGACGTCGTCCAGGGCGGCCTCAAGGGCGCGATGGACCTCGCCGCCGCGGGGAACCTGGAGCTCGCCGACGCCGCGGACATCGCCGCGAACGCGATGAACACGTTCAACCTCCAGGGCAAGGACGTCCCGAGGATCGCCGACGCCCTCGCGGCCGGCGCCGGGAAGGCCGTCGGCGACGTGTCCGACCTCGGGCTCGCGCTCAAGCAGGCCGGGCTCGTCGCCTCCCAGGTCGGTCTGTCCATGGAGGACACCGTCGGCACCCTGTCCGCGTTCGCCGACAATGCGCTCCTCGGCTCCGACGCCGGCACGTCCTTCAAGACGATGCTGCAGCGGCTGAACCCTCAGTCCGACGCCGCCGCGGACCTGATGAAGGAACTCGGCCTGAACTTCTTCGACGCCCACGGCGAGTTCGTGGGGATCGTCGAGGTCGCCGGGCAGCTGCAGCGCGGCATGAAGGACCTCTCCGCGGAGCAGCGCCTCGCCGCGATGACCACGATCTTCGGGTCGGACGCGATCCGCGCCGCGAACGTCCTGTACGCCGAGGGCGCCGAGGGCATCGCCCGGTACATCGCGGGGGTCGAGGACCAGGGGTATGCGTCGCGGGTCGCTGCGAAGGCCACCGACAACCTCAAGGGCGACCTGGAGCGGTTGAAGGGCGCCCTGGAGACCGCGCTGATCGGGTCCGGTGGGGCCGGGTCGAAGGTGCTGCGGGAGCTCGCGCAGACCGCTGAGTCCGCCGTGGAGGCATTCGACGCGCTCCCCGGGCCGGTGAAGGAAGGCCTGGTCGTCCTCGGCCTGCTCACCGGGGTCATCGGGTTGACCGCTGCGGCGTTCCTGACCGTGGTGCCGCGGATCGCGGAGACCCGCGCGGCGTTGGCAGCCCTCAATATCACCGCGGCCGGTGTGCGAGTCCGGATGGCCGGGCTCCTCGGCATGCTCGGCGGCCCGTGGGGCATCGCGCTCACTGCCGCCACGATCGCGGTGACAGCGTGGATGGCCAAGCAGGCCGAAGCCAGAGAACGCATCCGCGAGTTGACCGCGACCCTCGACGAGCAGACCGGCGCGATCACCACGAACACGCGGGCGACCGTGGTGTCCCGCCTGGAGTCCCAGGGCCTGCTCAAGGACGCGGCGAAACTCGGCTTGTCCCTGACCGACGTCACCGACGCCGCGCTGGGCAACGCCGCGGCCCTGGCCCGCCTGGACGCGGTCAACAAGCAGAACGTGGCCACCATCAACGCCACGGGCATCGGCGCGCAGGCCACCGCCGAGAACTACCACCACCTGCGCGAGGAGCTGATCGGGCAGGGCAAGGAAGTCGCGAAGGCCGTCGAGCAGCGCAAGCGGGAGGCCGAAGCAATCGGCGCCGCCGCTGCCGCCGCCGACCAGGCCGCTGCATCGGCGGCGGCGAACTCCGACGAGCTCGGGCGGATGCAGACCGCCGCCGCTGCCGCGGCGCAGGCCGAGGAGGACCTCAAGTCCTCGCTGGACGCGACGAACAACGCGTTCCTGCGGGGCCGGGAAGCGCAGGCAGCCTACGAGCAGTCCCTGGACGACGTCGCCGACGCCCTGAAAGCCAACGGGCGCACCACCGACGTGCACACCGAGAAGGGCCGGGCGAACCGCAAGGCCCTCGACGACCAGGCGAAGGCCGCGCTGGGGTACCTGCAGTCGATCCTCGACCAGCAGGGCCCCGGTGCGGCGTTCGACAAGACCCTCTCCTCGACGCGGGCTGCGCTGATCCGGTCGGCGGAGAAGTTCGGGATGTCGAGGAAGGCAGCCCGGGAGTACGCCGACCAGATCCTCGCCACCCCGAAGGCCGTCGCGACCAGCATCAGGGTCACCGGCGCGGCGGCGGCGCAGGCAGCGATCTCCCGGACGCTCACGCTGCTGCGGAACCTCGACGGGACGGTCGCCGAGGCAAGGATCGTCACCCGCACCTCCACCGGGTCGGTTCGGACTTCCATCGCCCGGGCCGGCGGCGGGATCATCCCGAGCCACCTGGGGTCGGGGGTCCGCGACGACGTCCCGGCTCTGCTGACCGCCGGGGAGTACGTCGTCAACCGGGCGGCAACCCAGCGGAACCGGGGGCTGCTGGAGGCCATCAACGCCGGTGTCCCGCCCCGCGGCTACGCCACGGGCGGGTACGTCGCACCCCAGGTCACGTGGACGACCCCAGCTCAGCAGGCCGGGGACACGTGGCACGTGTACGCGACCGGGGACCCGCAGGCGATCGTCAACGCCGCGATGCGGGCCCGGGACCGGCGGGCCGCGATCCGCGGCCGGCGCACCAGGTGAGAGGGGCGTGACCGGTGCCCATCCTGATCACCCCCGATGTCGTCGAGCCGGTCGCGCCGGTCGCCCGCGACGTCGTCGACGTCACCTTCACCCTGTCCCAGGGCGGTCGGGACCTGGAGCTGTCCGGGATCTGGCAGGTGCAGGCCGGGGTGGAGGGCCTGGACGACCCGCCGCTGCAGCTCACCACGTCCTCGGCGGCGGCGGTGCTCGGGGAGTTCCCCGGTGCGGTCGTGGCCTCTGCGCGGGAGGTGTTCCTGCCGGTCCTGGTCCGGGCACCGGGTGGGGCGGCGTGGCGGGCCGCGAAGGACGCGCTCCGGCTGGTGGCGAACCCCCTGAACGGGTCCACGAGGATCGCCGTCGCGACCCAGGACGGGCGCACAAGGGTGATCGACGGGTGGCGGGACACCCGTGATGCCACCACCTGGGCCGTCGACACGTGGGGCCACGACGGGTGGCAACGACTCGGGCTGCTGTTCCGGTGCCCCTCACCGTGGTGGCGGGACCTGGCGGCGGTCCGGCTCGGTCCGTGGCGGGTCTCATCCGGGGTCGGGTTCCTCGGCCCCCAGTTCCTGCCGGTGCACCTCGGGCAGGACATGGTCCTCGGCGACGAGGTGCTCATCGACGTGCCGGGGCAGGTGCAGACGTGGCCCACGTGGGTGATCACAGGGGCGGTGGAGTCGGTCACCGCCACCCACGAGGACACCGGCCGGGAGTGGGTGCTGGACTGCACCGGTCTCACCGGCCCGATCACCGTTGTCACCGACCCGCTCGCCGCCGCGGTGACCGACGGGGCGGGCGCCTCGCAGTGGCAGGCCCTCGCGGCACCGTTCGACCTGTGGCCGCTGACCCCCGGGTCCCAGCGGGTCACCGTCACCGTGGTGGGCGCGGACGCGACGACCGAGGTGTCCGCGACAGCTGATGCCCTGCACCTGGCCGCGCTGTGACCGCGTTCACGGTCACCGTCCGGGACCACTCGATGGCCGAGGTCGCGCCGCTCGGCGGGTACGCGTCCCTGGACCTGGACCTGCGGCACATGGGTGCCGGCGGGGACACCGGCGTCAGCGAGATCAAGGTCCAGACGTCGCACCCGTCGCTGGCCGCGGTGCTGGCCGCCGGGGCTGGGATCGTGGTCCGCCGCACCGGATCAACCGAGACCGTGGCCTCCGGGGACGTCGTCGACGTGGAGATCGACGAGTCCCCCAGCGGACTCACTTCGATCATGTTCGAGGCCGACGACCAGATCCTCGTCGACGAACTGGCCTACCCGGACCCGACCGTCGAGGTGTCCGCGGCGGCGACGTCGACGTTCTCCGTGGCCCTGGACCGGCGCCCGGCGGCCGGGAACGGACCCGCGGAGACAGCGCTCCTCGAGCTGGTCGCGGCGAACATCGGCCCGGCGGCCGGGATCGTGCGCCGCCGGTACCCGTGGCTCGCGATCCCCGCCTCGGCCGGCCGGGGGGAGACCAGTCGGTGGGGTGCCCGCATGGACACCCTCGCGGACATCTGCCGGAAGATCGCGGTCCCCTCCGGGTTGGCGTGGCGACTGCTCCAGACCACCGACGGCACCGTCGAGGTCCTGATCCGGGAACCGGCTGCTGACCCTGCGTCGGCGGTCCGGTTGTCCGCGGAGGCCGGGACCGTCGCATCCCTGGTGTACCGATCAACCGCACGGTCCCTCGACGAGGCCATCGTCGGCGGCGCCGGGGCTGCCGCATCCCGGGAGTTCACGCGCCGCACCAGCGCCTCCTGGGTGACCGGTCGGCGTCGGCGGGCCGCGTTCCTGGACAACCGCTCCGCCGAGAACCTCACCGACCTTCGGCAGCCCGCCGACGAGGCCCTCACCGACGCCGCCGCTGTCGCCGGCATGACCGTGACCCTCATCGAACGGCCCGGCACCCCCCGGTACGGCGTCGACTGGCACCTCGGCGACGTGGTGACCGCAGCGTCCTACCGGTCCGGGACGGTAACCGACGCCGTCCAGTCGGTGCGGATCGTCCACGAACCCGGCGCCGACCCGGTGGTCCTTCCGTCGATCGGCGTCCCCGGTGATACCGGGTCCGCCTCCCAGGTCGCCACGATCCGCCGTCTCATCGACTCGATGCTCAGGAGCTGACCCGTGGTCAACATGGACACGATGACCCCGTTCGGGGCCGACGAGTACGGGGTCGACGCGACCCCGATGCTGCAGGGCGAGTGGCGGACCCTGATCGGCGGTGGCCTCGGCGACGGGGTCGTCGGGGACCCGGACGCGACGACGCTGAAGGTCACCGCAACCGGGTCCGACGCGACCGTGGACGTCTCCGCCGGGGCGATCTCGATCCAGGGGCACCTCGGGGTCACCACGGGGTCGACGAACCTCGACGTCGGGTCGACCGGTACCCCGCCGGCCGCGGGGCAGACCCGCATCGACCTGATCTGTGCCCGGTTGGATCCGGTGGCGCAGACGATCGGCCTGGTCGTCCTCGCCGGGTCACCGGCCACGACCGGGGCGGTGGCGCCTTCGATGACCCGGGCCGCGGGCGGGGTGTGGGACGTGCCTCTCGCGCGGGTCACGCGGGTGGGGAACGTGGCCATCACCAACGCGATGATCACGAGCTATCGGACGCTGTGCTCGCCCACGACGTACTTCGGGGGGACCACCGACCTCCCTGGTGACGCCCCGGACGGGTCTGTCGCCTTCCGGTTCAGCGACATCCTGGTCCGGGTCCTGTCGGGCGGGTCGATGCAGTGGCGGTCGATCCTCGACCCCCCGTGGACCACCCTGACCATGGCGTCCGGCTACACCTCGGCGGGACGCGCCCCCGCCTACCGGGTGCACTCCGGTCACCTGGAGCTGCGCGGCGAGGTGAAACGCACGACCGGCGCGGAGTTCCCGGCGAGCACCTGGCTGACCATCGCCTCGGTTCCCTCCTCGCTGGTCTCCGGGCTCACCGTGAGCAACTGGCCCCGCGTGCCCGTCGCGATGAGCGACTTCATCGGCGCCGGCGAACTGCGGTTGACCAACGGCGGGCTGATCCAGCTGGCCAAGTCGTCAGGGGCCACCGAGCACTCCCGGGCCCAGACCCAGGCGTGGCTGGACGGGGCCCGGCTCCCACTCGAATGACAGCCCTGAGAGGGGTGCAGCGTGGCTGATCACCACTTCGGGACGGACATCAACCCGGCCCACTTCGTCGAGTTGGCCGGCGTGTCCGTCGCTGCGGTCGCCGGCGGCACCGTGAAGGTGTCCCCTCGTCCAGCGGCCGGGGTGACCCTGCAGGTCCGTAACGCCGCGACCCTGACCGCGCTGACCCCCATCACTCTCGCCGAGAACGGGTACTGGTCCTACACGACGGTGGACGTCCCGGCGATCCACGTGTCCGGGGATTCCGGGGCGACCTGGGTCGGGCCGCTGTACTCCGCGGAGGCGCAGGCCGACGCGGTCGCGTCCGGGGTCAACGCCCAGCAGGCGTTGACGAACTCGCAGTCGGCGATCACCACGGCGCAGCAGGCGCTGGCCATCGCCCAGGCCGGCGGGGGCGGTGGGGGCAGTTCGATGGAGCTGATCCGCGAGACCAGCGCCGGGGTGTACCCCGCCCCTGTCGGCACGGCGACCCGCATCTTCGTCGGGTCCGTGCGCCCGACGTCTGGGCAGGGCCGCCGGACGGGTGACTTCTGGTGGAACACGGTCCTGACGTCATGAGCACGATCAGGCCGTGGGTGTTCACCGAGGGCGAGTGGCGGCGCCGCGGCCTGGACGACCTCCCGGATTACGTCCCTCCGCCGCCGGTGGTCGCGCTCAACCCGGAGTTGCCGTTCGAGCTGGAACCGCTCCGCGCCGAGATGGCGGCCTCCCCGCACAAGGTCCTGCCGCACTACTTCGTGTCGTTCGAGTTGGGCGGGGACGGCGGCGCGAACACCGTCGACTGGTACCTGCGTCGGCTGCCCGGCGGGTCAACGAGGGAGGCTGACGGGGACTGGCTGCTGCGCGACCGGCCCTATGACCCGTGGGCGGCGACGCGGCCCCGTACGGACGTCGGCGGGGTGTCGTGGCGGATCCTCGACCGAGCCTGGCAGATCGAGCAGGCCATGGCCGCCGGCTGCGATGGGTTCTTCCCGGACTGGCTTAACTTGAACGACGGCACCGGCGACAACCGGACCGGGCAGCTGCGGCAGCTGCTCGACGCGGTGGTCCACCTCGGGGTGCAGGACCGCTTCAAGATCGCGCTGATGATCGACGGGAACACGTCGATCTCCCAGGCCGCGAACCTGACCGGGCTGGTCGCCAAGACCGTCGAGTTCTCGATCCACCCTGCGGTGTGGCGGCTGCCCGACGGGCGGCTACTGATCGCGGTCTACATGCCCGAGGGCGCCGCCGTCTCCACCCACCAGGGGACCCCCGAGGAGGTCCTCGCGCACTGGACTGCGTACCGGGATCAGTGCGCAGCGGCTGGAGTGCAGGTCGCGCTGTGGTTCTGCTACCAGCGCGGCCCCTGGTACGGCAACGCCACCGGCCAGGGCCTCGCGCAGACGTTGGACCCGATCGCCTACGCGCACGGCCGGTGGGGCTCCCGGAACCCGGTCGAGACCAGCAGTCCCACGATCCAGAACGCCGGTGCTGCGGCGTACTGCCACGCGACCTTCAACAAGCCGTTCCTCAACCACGTGTCCCCACAGTCGGACCGGCCCAACAACGACAAGTACGAAGAGGCCCGCGGATTCGAGCAGATGATCGAATCGTGGCGGACCACGATCACCGGCGGCGCCGACTGGGCGCAGGTCGCCACCTGGAACGACTACACCGAAGGCGCCCAGATCGACCCCAGCATCTCCGGGGGCTGGGTGTGGATGGACCTGTGCGCCTACTACGGCGCAGCATGGAAGATCGGA